TGGGCCTTGCGGCTAATCCAGGCAGCTTTCAGGGCGGCAGAATGGCGGACGTTACGAAAGGAATGATGGGGCGCACCCACGTCGAAACCAAGCTCCCGCGCGATGTCTCGTAGGCGCTGCAAAATGACGCGCGCGGCGCACGGCGAAACGCCCAGCGATTCAGCCACGGTGACAGAATCCTGCCCCAAACGCCATGCACGATAAGCGCAAGCGGCCTGCAACGAAAGGTATCCGCCAGCGCGGACTACAGCCTCGACATGCCGTGCCCGCATTTCCCGTTGAATCAAAGGAACCGTCGCCCTAATCTTGTGCTTTTGCAATGCCCTCGTTGTCGCTTCGCGATTGATTTCCTGCCAATCTGAGTTTGCAGGGGGCGTCCCATCGCGGTGCAGGTATTGCCATGCTCGCACGAGTAAAACCATCCGCAATTCCTGCGCGTTCATTGCAAACGGCGGTATCCACCGAGGTGAACGGAGCGCATGGTCTTCGCGGTGCATCCGCGTGAAATCTTCCCAGGCTATGCACGATCCAGCGGAAACAGGAAGCCGTTCTATGCCGAGCATTCTGCCTCCATCTCTGAAAGCATCTGCTGCGCCTGTTGATGGATGCTCAAACGAACGGAGTAAGCAACTCCGCATTCCGCACATTCGCGCCGCGAATCGCTGCCGTTTTCCTGCGTGCGCATCCAAACGGCACTGCCGCATTGCGGACACCCGCTGCCGCTGTGGTGGTTGGCCATCACACGGCCTTCGCTTGTAAGTGAGTCTGCGGAGTTGCGAGGCAACACGACTTCGCGCTGGTCGTTCGGGCCACCCGGCGTGCAAATTTGGCAATACAACGCTTTGCCATTGATCGAGCCAGCGCAAATGTAAACACCGTGCTCGCATTTGCAAATAGAGGATTCAGGATTGAAGAACATGTCGATATTGGCGTGTAGTGTTAGACCGGGCCACGGCAGTTTCGCCGTGGCCCTGTTGCACCGGGCGGTAATGAGGCCGGTGTGGCCCGCGCGGCGCCCGGCGCATTCGCCCCGCGCTGGACGAAATTAAGTAGTTCGGCGCTCCACGTCTCGCAAGTGAACCGGCACGCCGGAATTGCGCAAGGCTGCTTCAAGCACCTTCATGCGCGCATCCAACGCCGCGACGGCGGATTCCAGATCAATTACACGCTGCGCAAGCGGCGCCATTAACTGAATGCCGGATTCGTAGCCAATTCGAGCAGCTTCGGGGCTAATCTTTGCCATGATCTTCTCCGTTTACCGAAGCCCTGCCAAGGCACGCATGTGCTCTTGCAACCCCGCCCGGCGCTCACGCCAAGATTGTGCAGCCGCGTACCAGCGTTTGCCTGCAACGTCTGCCATCATTTTTTGGCGTGAGTCGTTATCGACTTTTATGTTGCCCGCAGAATCAACTTCGTAGCTCCATCGGTGGCATTCGCCCGCTCTGTCAATTGCGTACACGTGCTTGCGCGTTGCGCCAAGGAAGCGATAGCCTTCGCACTGCTCTTGCAACGCGGCGGCGGCCCGGTCCAGTAGGTCGTCTAGTTCGTTTTCCGGATTATCGTCGTCGGGATCATCCTCGGCGGCGCGGGTTTCGGCGGCAATGCGCGATAAAACCGTATTCGCACGTTCGCGGCGCTTCCAATCGGCCTGCAACGCTTCAAATCGCCGCCTGCGTGCCCCGTCCCCCGCAGCATCCTCGCTACGCGCGGCGGCTGATGTCCCCGGATAGGCTGGGGAACCGACCAGGGAACAATCAAGCAAATTGACGTTGTTCAATGTGCGTTGGTGGCCATCAGGCGACCAGGAATCACCACCGGGCGGAACTGTGAACGCGAAGCTGGCTTCGTGATACAGCCCTGTGCGAACCGCCTCCCAGAGATCCCGATGACTTTGCATGTTGCGGTTCAACTGCGCGCGGAATCGCAAGCCTTTTTGATCGCAATCAAGTTGCAAGCTGCCTGCGTTCCGCCGCGCCAAAATCGCGTCCTCTGAGTGATTAAACGTAAATTTCACGTCCGCACCGGAGCGCAGTGAGTTATCGAATGCGCCGGGCGAGATTTTTTCCTTGAATCCGCCCAAATCCGACGACAAAGTGTTGAAAAGGGCGCTATATCCGGTCAAAATAAAATCGTCGGCCCCGCCTTCCGCACGCAGTTCGCCGCAAACCGCCCGTGTTTCGATCTTGGTTGCCATTTCTTAATTTCCTTTCTCCAGACCTGCCATGAAAGCCGCGTGCTTCGTGGCGTACTCTGACGAGAGAATGTGAACGTCCGCGCGCACAATAAAACGGCGCGCATATTCGATGACCAATCCATCCGGACAATCCGGCCAGCACGTTTTGAGCAGGTGCGGGTAGTTGTCGAAATAACCGGTTTCAGGCCCGCAAACCCGCTGAATGACCCAGCATCCGCTTGGCATTTGAACAAGCCCATATCGCGGTATCGGTGGTTGCGGGGGTGAAGGAGGCGGCGCAATATACTTTTCTGCGAGGCCCAATTCGCACAGAATTGATCCTAGCAATGGATCGACTTGGAAATAGTTGCGTCCGGTTTTGATTGTGATATCCATACACCCTCATTCGCTGGGGTTGCGAATCCATGCAAGCTTTGTGCTTCCAAACTTCCTGTTTTGTGTTACGGGAATTTGTTAACCGATGTTCGGCAACTGGAATTGTGTGGGTATGTAATCGACGCCGGGCCGCCAATGTGGCGTGCCTTCGTCAGTGGGATGGCAGCGGTCGCACAAGCAGACAGCGTTAGCAGGATCAACAAATAGATCGCGGCGCAAGCGCGGTGAGATAAGGTGATGGACAAGTGTTGCTGCGTTTCTGCACTGCTTGCCGTCTTTCTGAATCCGCTGGCAAAAAGGATTCTGCCCCAACATGACCGCGCGGAAACTAGTCCATGGTTCACGCGCATACCAGCGACGGATACTATCATCCTTCCATCGCATGCGGTCAGTTTCCCGGCGTGTTTGAATGGAAGAATTATTTTGCTCGTGCTGCTCGCACCAGCGGCTGCCGCGCTGATTTGGTTGGTGGCAACCCGGCTCGCTGCAAATTGAGAGGCAACGTAGCATTCATTACCTGCGCGGCAAACCACCGGGGTCGCTCATTTCATAGCCAACTTCGTCGTCCTTGCCACCCCAAGTATCAATGAAATTTGGCTGGGCGGGGCCACCAGCCAGACGTGGCCGAATTGGCAGCTTCGCCAGATAGTTTTCTAATTCCCCGGCTGGGGTTTCGCGGGTTGCACCCACGTGTTTGAGCAAGTCAAACTTCGCGCCGCACACCTTGCATTTGTAGTCGCGCAACCATTCGTAAGCCGACAAAAGTTGATATTCATGGCGGCAATTGCAAACAAAACTGAAGCCAGCACAATTGCCCGCTTGGTTGTGAAGCCTGTACCACGTGTTCGGCAAAATAGCTTGCGCATTCGTGCTGGCGTACATTTCTTGCAACACTGCGCGTTCGCCAAGCTGCTGCCGCGTTCCGGGCCGCAAGATTTCAACAACTGCGTTGCGCAGTCCATCAAAGACCGACATAGTTAGCTCCTATCAAAAAACTAAATAAAAACCAGCCCGCGTTCCAAATAGCAACTTGGCGGCGGCGCATTTTCCAAACGATGAAGCGCCGATAACGCAGCCTGAATCCCGTCAATTTTTGCATTCTTATCCGGTTTAGTTGGCACAATCACACCATACTTACCTTCACGTTCCAGGCGCACGTTACCAGCCATCCACCGCAGCACAGGGTTGCCAAGGTGCCAAAGCTTCTTTTCATAGATCAAGGCTTTGAAGCTCACGGCCAACGGTGTGAGGATGGATGGTCTTTGCGGTATTTCGATGCATTCAATTCGCGCTTCCTCTGCTATCGTTGCGGCTATTTGGCGAGAATGCCAGGGATCGAAACCGAGTGATTTAACTTGCCGCAAGAGGCCGCAAATTTCCACGATGTCATGCCTAACTTCCGCAGCGTCGTTCATGTCACCCGAACAAACGTCTATAAAGCCTTCCCGCACCCACTGTGCAACCGGCACCTGCCATTCCTTTTCACGCTGTTGCACGAATGCTTCTGGCATCCAGAAATAGGGAATCAAAACCTTAACCTGCAATTTGCTACCATCGGCCAACATTGCATACGGGAATAGAAAAGCGGCGCATGCAAGGTCGTTAATCTCGCCCCAATCAAAACCGACATAACACGGCGTCTCAAGATTGTATTTTAGAAATTCATCGGTTAGCTGCCTGGAACTGGCATCTGGTGGCATGGCATGATAACCACGGCACTCATCCCATTTTGCAAGCGGAATGGAGCCAGCAGTTTTGTTGAAGCTGACCCAACGGTTGCATTGGTAGCGCAGAAAAGAGCTGAGCGCACTGGGGTCTTGTTCGGTTTCTGCAAATTGCTTTTCGAGAGCTTCAATTTTGAGGTGCCCGCCAAGCAAGGCGGGGTTAGCTTTCGGCCACAACGCGCGATCCCTGTAATCGTCCGCTTCATCCAACTCCCAAACGCAGCAGAACACGTCCTCAGCCGGAAAGATGCCTTGGAGGATTTTCTTAACGACGCTGTATTTCTCCCAACCAAAACCGCGTTGTTGACCGCCGCTGGTGGAAATGGCCAGCGTCAAAGGGTGCGCGCGTGACACCATTCCTGAAGTTAACTTGCTCCATTGGTCACGGCCTCCGGCGTTATCCCATTCGTGGATCTCGTCAGCCGCAAGGCAGGCCGGGCGCAACCCATCAAGCGAAGCAACTTCACTTGCTAATGGCTGGAAACATGAATCAGTGGCTTCCACCGCGAGTGAGAATCGGAATTTCTTAACTGCTGCGTTCAATTCAGGGTTGCCAGTAACAAACCGTTTGGCCGCACGGAAAACAATGGAGGCTTGCTCTTTCGCTGTGGCTGCCGAGTAAACCTCGCTACAATTTTCGCCATCAGCCAACATCACAAATAAGCCGATACCGGCAACCATTTGGCTTTTGCCATTCTGCCGCGCGACCCACGCCCAACAATCACGGAAGCGGCGTAAGCCGGAGGGTAATCGCCAGCCGCATAGGTTCACGCACACAAATAACTGCCAATCCTCAAGCGGCATCTTGAGGAATTCGCGGAACCAGAAATCAATCGCTCGGGCCTGGGCGGGATCAAAGAAATGGCCCTTTTCGCAGCCATGGTCGAGATCATTGATGAACCTTGCCGCTGCACGTTTCAGCAGATCGCAGGCCGGAAATGTACCGGCAATTGCACCCTCGGCGTAATCGCGGGCACGCACGGCAGGGTCGGCAGAATCATCCCAGGCAAAAACCGCAATGCGGCCGTCAGCGGTAAGGTCAAGCGTCGTGGTTTGCCCCGGCTGCAACCGTTGCTTGAATGTATCGCGCTGCCTCGCGGTGGTCGCCAGAAATTCGGAAAATGAACAATTGGTATGGGGCGCGGGTTCAGCCTCTGGCTCGGCAGCAAACGGCTGGCGTCCCTCAAATTGCCGCTCAATCTCAGTTAC